TGTTTCGGTTGTTGCTCTCGGCTCGAAGAAGTACAGCTGATGGCCATCACGGAAGATCTTGACATCTTCCTGGCAGACTTCGGCGTCAGCTGCACAGCTGGCGCCGTTACTGCTCTAGGCATCTTGGACATGCCAAGCCAAGTGCTGGCGAATGGCATGGTTCTGAGTACGGACTACACCCTGACCGCCAAGGGGTCTGACTTTGGCAGCTTGACTCGCGGCAGTTCGATCACAGTGGACAGCGTGGCATACACGGTCCGCGAGACGATGCTGATCGATGACGGCAAGTTTGTTCAGATCGCTTTGCAGAAGACATGAGCGGCTCCTTCAAGGTCAACACTCGCAGCCAACGTGGCAGCATATATCCACGCCGAGGCAGCTTCTGCAAACCCAGCGCACCCCAGCATTCCAGGCATTATCTGCACCGTCGTTCAGGTGGCTAGCGCATGACAACCCGCCGCGAATCAATCTTGGCAGCTGTAGCGAGCGCGCTAACGGGTACGACGGGCGTGAGCACGCGCATCTATCGCAGCCGGGTCGAGCCACTCAGCAGAGGCGAAAGCCCAGCGCTGGTGATCGAACCGGTTAGTGATTCGGCCCAGCAGAACACCAGTCTGCCGACGCTGGATTGGTCACTGACTGTGCGCATAGCAGTGATCGTGCGCGGCAACGTGCCGGACCAGGTCGCTGACCCGACCATCGAAAGCCTGCACGCCAAGCTGATGGCTGACCTGACCCTGGGTGGGTATGCGATTGATGTGCAACCGCAGGGCGTCAATTTTGAACTGGTGGAAGCAGACCAGCCGGCTGGCGTGATTGCCTGCGACTATCTAATTCGCTATCGCACCAGTGTCGCCAATTTGGGCACAGCTTGAGCGGTTAATATGGGAAATGAATACCACGGCCAAGGCGGCTCCTGCGTCTTGGATCCGCACACCGGCAAAGAGCCGGCACAACCCTCCAGCCTTGAGGAATTGACCGATGCCGCTCCTGAGCCGCAAACGCCTGATTCTGGCAAAGACCGAAGCCACCTACGCAACCGACAGCACGCCAGCCGGCACTGATGCGATTCTGGTGCGTGAACTTGAGATCACGCCCCTTCAGAGCGACACCGTCGATCGTGAGCTGATCCGCCCGTACCTTGGTGCATCGCAGCAGCTGCTGGCCAACACCCGCGTTGAGGTGACATTCCAGGTTGAGATGGCAGGCAGCGGCAGCGCTGGCACTGCCCCGGCATTTGGTCGGGTGATTCAAGCCTGTGGGTTCAGCGCGACGACAACAGCTGCAGCGCTCACCGGCACTGCACAGGCAGGGTCGGCTGGCAGCATTACGCTTGCAGCCGGCGCAAGCGCTACAGACGACATTTACAACGGCATGGTGATCTCGATCACCAGCGGCACCGGCAGTGGCTCGAGCGGCATTATTACCGATTATGTCGGCAGCACTAAGGTCGCAACGGTGCAGAAGACCACCACTACATTCACGCCTGATGCGACCAGCGTTTACAGCATTGCCGCGAACGTGGCATACAAGCCAGTCAGCGACACGTTCAGCAGCGTCAGCATCTACTACAACATCGATGGTGTGCTGCACAAAATCACCGGTTGCCGCGGAACGTTCACAGTTAATGGCCAGGTTGGCGAGATCCCAACTCTCGACTTTACGTTGACCGGCATCTACAACGCGCCGACCGATACGGCTGCACCTGCTGCCACATACAGCAATCAGGCAGTTCCGGTCATCTTTAAGAATGGCAACACGACCAACTTCCAACTGCTCAGCTACGCCGGATGCCTTCAGTCGGTCGAGCTAGACATCGGCAATGAGGTGGTTTACCGCGAGCTGGTCGGCTGCTCGAAGGAGGTGCTGATCACCAATCGTGCCGTTACTGGCACCGTGGTGATTGAGGCGCCGACAATCGCAAGCAAGGATTACTTCACGGCAGCGTTGTCCGATTCAACGCTTGGCAACCTGACGCTGAAGCATGGCCAGACGGCTGGCAACATCGTCACGCTCACCAGTTCAACCATCGACATTGGTGATGTGAGCTACGAAGACCAGGACGGCATCCACATGCTGTCGGTCCCTGTGGTTGCAGTTCCGGGTAGCACCGGCAATGATGAGATGATTCTGGTCTTCACCTGATCTCTGCATGGCATTCGTTCTCAAGCAATCCACCACCTACTCATGGCCGGTGCCTTTCAAGGTGCCAACCGATGGCGGCAAATACGAGAAGCAGACCTTTGATGCGGAGTTCAAGCGGCTGCCGCAGTCCAGGATCAACGAGATTCAGGCAGAGGTTCAGGAGCGCTTGAGAGCGGCGCAGAAGGGCGAACCGTTTGAGACTGACATCTCGGACATCTCCATTGCTGACGAGGTGCTGCTGGGCTGGACCGGCGTCGTTGATGACGAAGGCGAGGAGGTGCCATTCAGCGCCAGCAGCAAAGCCCAGCTGCTCAATGTCCCTGGCTTGGCTGGCTCGATCATCGAGGCATATTTTGAAAGCGTGGCTGGCAAGAAAGTAAAAAACTGACCGAGGCTGCGCGGTACTGGGTCAAGGGTGGCGTCATTGACAACACCGCTGACGACGCTGCAGCCTTTGGCATTGATCTCAATCTGCCGCCAGAACCGGAGCACTTTGAAGTTGAGCCGGAGGCATGGCCTGCTGTGCAGATGTTCCTGAGATGCCAGACGCAGTGGCGCAGCGGACCGACTGGAGTGATTGGTCTTGATTACCTTGCGCTGGATTTAGCGTTTAGACTGTATGGAGCAGAGGACCCCGCCACCATGCTGGAGGACATCCAGGTGATTGAGGGCGAGGTGCTGTTGGCTGTGCCGAAGGGGGCGAAGTAAATGGCACTGAACATGGATGCGGCTATCAGGGTCAAGGCCAGCGTTGATGGATTGGGCGAGATCAACAGCCTGAACAAAGCACTGGGCAACACCGAACGACAGGCAAAGGAAACTGGCGGCGCGCTAGGTCGGATCAAAGGCGCTGCTGGCGGCCTGACCAGCGCGCTGGGTGGGCTGGTGCCCGCGGTCGGCATTGCAGGCATTGCAGCGCTGGGCAAACGCGCGATTGATACGGCAGACAACCTGAACGATCTGAGTCAGCGCACGGGCGTTGCTGTGCCGATCCTGAGCAAGTTTGGCGCCGCAGCAAACGATTCAGGCAGCAGCATCGATGAAGTCGGCAAAGCAATGGGCAGGCTGGCAAAGGGAGTCGTTGACCCTGCATCAAAGGCCAACGAAGCATTGCGTTCGATCGGCATCAACTCAACCGATGCGTCGGGCAAAGTGCGAAGCATGGATGCGATCATGCTCGATCTTGCAGACAAGTTCTCCAGAATGCCCGATGGCGCTGAGAAGACAGCGCTAGCAATGGAACTGTTTGGCAGGTCCGGCGCCAACCTGATCCCGATGCTCAATCAAGGCCGCGGCGCGCTCAGCCAATACTCAGCGACCATCGACACGGAGATGGCCCAGGCGGCCGATAAGTTCAATGACGCGTTGAATGCAATCGCCAGGTCTGTGGCAGGGCCATTCAATCAAGCAATTACATCACTGCTACCATTCATCACACAACTGGCGCAGGGCATTGCTGGTCTTGCTCAATGGTTCAGCGGGCTACCTGCTCCGCTACAGAACATCATCTTTGTAGTTGGTGCATTGACTGCAGCATTTGTGTTGCTGGCACCTGCGATTAGCGCGATCATCTCGATTGGCGGCGCACTGGCTGGTGTGTTTGCAGGTGGCGCCATCTTTGCCGGTATCGTCCCTGCGATCACTGCAGTCGGCGGCGCGCTGAGCGGTCTGCTGCCAATCCTTGCGGCTGTATTCACCGGTCCGGTTGGTTGGATTGCGCTGCTGGTGGCCGCCGGCGTGGCGATCTACGCCTTCCGCGACCAGATCAGCGCAGTCTTCCAAGGCATTGGCTTTGTGCTGCAGGCTGCAGCGCAGGGCTTCAAGTCGATCTTCATTGACCCCATCACACGCGCCCTGGGCGCCATGGCCAATGGCATTGGCCAGCTGTTCCAAACCCTTGGCGGAATGCTGTCTCGGCCATTTGAGGCCGCTGCTGGTGCAATCCGCGGCATCGTGAATGGAGTCATAGGTGGCATTCAGAATGCCATCAACGGAGCTATCGGTGGCATCAATCAACTGATCGCTGCAGCCAACCGCGCGCTGGCTGTATTGCGACTGCCACAGATTCCAACCTTCCCTGGCGTCAGCTTGCCACGGTTTGCTGATGGCGGCGTAGTGAGTGGCCCGACGATGGCGCTGGTTGGCGAAGGCGGCGAGCCTGAGTACATCGTGCCGCAATCAAAGGCGGGAGGCTTTGCCGCCAACTGGATGGCCGGTCGGCGTGGCGCTTCTGCTATTCCGCGGTTTGCAGAAGGCGGTGTTGTGATGCCTAGCTCGGCTCGAGTCAGCATCCAGACGGGGCCGGTGACGCAGATGAACGGTACCAACTACGTGACCACGCAGGACATGAGCCGCGCCGTGCAGGCCGGTGTCAACCAGACGCTAGCCATGCTGCGCAACGACATGGGCACGCGTCGAGCTGTGGGGCTGGCCTGATGGGCTATTACGACATCATGTGCTTTCTTGAGTATTACGCCGACCGCACGAACGTGATGGCTGGCGCTTTGCGCGCACCAACGCGGCAATGGCAGAACTTCTACCAGGTAGCGCAGGAGCTGACAATCGACACGGACGTGGCTGGTAGCTACAGCTATCTGGCCTTTGACGTGAGCGGCTTCGGCTCGACAGACGCTGGGTCGGTGAATGACCTGTCGATTGTGTTGGCAGCGGTTGGTGACGTGGTTGACCTGACTGATGCGGCAATCAACGGTGACACGCTCGTGATTGCATCGCTGGTGATTCAAGACCCCGGCCAGGATTCTTTCGATGGGTCAAGCGCGCAAATTGTCAGCCGCTACATCGGCAGCATTCAATCAGCCAGTCTTAACGACACGACGGTGTCGTGGACGGTCAATCCTGCAATCGACAAACTCAAAGCGCAGATCCCGAGCCGTAAGGTTTCATCGGATTTGATTGGTAGGTTCACAAGCCGATGAAAGACCGATTGATCGCCATGAATCTCACCGTCACATGCAAGGATGGCAGCACGCACTCTGATGTGACGCTGACGTTGCGTGATGGCAAACGCGTCTATGAACTGCCAAGCGGTCAGAAGTTATGCGTCGAGAAGATTGATGCCGGCGTCTTTCTGATCTCGCCCATGGAAGCAACGATGGTCACGTGCTACTGCCCGGTGGATGAGCCATGAGCGAAGAGATAATCAGGCACATCCAA